CGACTGGTACGACAAGCTCGTTTTTGGTCCGAGAAATTACTGTCCGTATTGCGGAGGACGGATTGGCAAGCAAGTCAGAGAGGAATACTCGGACGAGGATGAGTGGGAGGAGGAATAGGCATGAACATACTGACACCGATTGTTGGAGCAATCTTCGGAGTGCTTTTCACTGGCACGATTATTGTAATCAAGCACTTATATGTTATCGAAAGTGAGCTACGGAAAATTCAGAGAATCAACGCATGCCGAAAGACATCCTTGTCAAGTATTGCGGCGTAGTAGATGACGACGAACACAAGTTTGAGAAGGTTAGCGAGGAGGAGTTAGAATGATCGATCAAAAAACACATGAACTAAAACTTAAGCAACCGTACTTTGACGCGGTGCTGAACGGCAGAAAGACATTCGAGGTGCGTTACAACGACCGAGATTATCAAGAGGGAGATATCGTCATCTTCCGTGAAGTAGACCGAGACGGCGATCCGACACCTAGCATAGTGCGAATTAAGGCAGAGATCGGGTATGTGTTGCGTGACTTCGCGGGGCTGCAGGACGGGTACGTGGCATTCTCGTTACGCAATGCAGATCGGAGCGCAAATTTCGCGCAAGGAGGCATTTGCAATGAGCCGTTCATAATTCCCGGTGGCGATCATGTATGCGCTATACAGCTCAACAGTATCAAGCCCATTCCGAAAGAGATTGCCGAAGCCATAAATCGCGCTTTTAGCGAGAAAGGCAAGGCTGACGATGATCACAGAGGCATTGGGTTGACGGACTGACAAAATGACTACGCAGAGCAACCAAGAACGGGCACGCCGACGCTTAGGGCAATACAAGAGAGCGTTAGACGATCTTGATTACTTAGCAGACAGTATTGAGACGCTTGCGGCGAGAGCGACAAGCGTATCCGTTCCGCCGGACGCTAATGCTGGGTGGACGGGGCAATATCTTGGACGATCCAAGTACGGCAAAGGCTGGATGATCACGGATGATCCTGACGAGCTTGTTAATCCTCGCAAGGTGCGCGCAATTCCGAACGTTGATCCCGGCACACGTGATCCTAAGGCTGGCGAAACGATCTTGATTGCGCTCATCGATGAGCAGCTGAAGCTTGACCGCCTGACGCTTGATGCGGAGAAGTTGCGCCGGACACTTGAGCGCGAGATTGATGAACGATGCACTGACACTCAGGCGAAAGCGCTGAAATATCGATACATCCTCTGCCTGCCGCACACGAAAGCAAGGCGCAAGATGCATTACAGCGAGACGCAATGGTTCCGAATTTTCAACGAGGCTTTGGACGTTTTTGGTGAAAAAATGGAAAAGACGGGAGTAAATGGGAGTAAATGGGAGTAAATGGGAGTAAATGGGAGTATCAAGCCGTGTTATTATGTATCTTGAAATAGGTGTGAACAGACGTTCGGTTAAGGAAAGGGCCATGGTTGACAGAGTTTTTCAGCTTTGGAATAATGAAAAAAACAAGGGCTAGTTTAACGGCATAAAACGCCTTGATAGAGGAAAATTTCGGTTCGACTCCGAAAGACTTGTTTTTTCAGCACTCCGGCAGGGGTGCTTTTTTATGCCTAAAAAGGAGGATTCAGAGGGGAGGGATTAGACATGCCGAATAGAGACAATCTGATTCCTAACCACGAACGAACTCCGAGCGAACGCCGAGAAAACGCAAAAAAAGCCGGTATAGCTTCCGGCAAGGCGAGACGCAAGAAAGCGAACTTGAAAAAGACGATAGAAACGCTTTTGGCTCTGGAGTTGCCTGACAGTAAGCTCAAGGATCAGCTAGAAGAAATGGGCGTTGATCCGACGATGGAACAAGGTCTCGTCATGAGTGCGTTGCTGAAAGGCATTCAGCGCGGCGATCCAAAGGTGATTGAGTTATTCGCAAAGCTGACGCAACAAACAGCGTCGCCAGCCGACAAGAAAGAACAAAAAGCACGTACAGAGCGCATGAAGGCCGAGACCGAGAAGATCAAGGCAGAGACGGCACGAAAAGACGGGACGGCTGACAAAGAGCACGCTCATTCGCAGACGGTCGCCATTGCCGAGATGATCAACAACCCGGAGGCGGAGCGAGTTTTAGCCGACTTCCTGACGCCGAGAAAGGACGAAGAGAAAGAGGGTGAGGGCGAATGAGTGTAGTGCAGACGTCTAACCTGATCCCTTACGCTCAGATCAACAAAAAACAGTCCGATTACATCATCCGCTCGCAGGTCGCATGGCTGAACGTGCTGGAAGGCGGCAAGCGGTCGAGTAAAAATATAACAAACCTGATCGCATGGGCGATGTCGCTTGAGACTCATCCGGACAAGTTGCATCTGGCTGCCGGTTACACGCAAGGCACAGCCAAGATGAATATTATCGATTCCAACGGCTTTGGTCTGAAATGGATATTCGCCGGGCGATGCCGTGAGGGACTGTACCAGAACATCGACGCGCTTTACATCAACACGCCGACGGGACAGAAAATTGTACTTGTTGCCGGGGGCGGCAAGATCAACGACTTAGCGAGGATTAAGGGGTTCTCATTGGGCACGGTGTATATCACCGAGGTCAATGAGTGCGCTATGCCGTTCGTTCAAGAATGTTTTGACCGGACGCTTGCATCTGGAAGACGTCAAATCTTCATGGACTTGAACCCAAAGCCTCCGCGCCATTGGTTTTATCTGGACGTCTTAGACTTCCACATGGAGCGGCAAAAAAGCGATCCGGCATACGGTATGAATTACGCTCACATGACCATCGTCGATAATATGAGCCTAACAGACGATCAGCTCAGGCGTGAGCTTGCGACGTATGACAGAGATTCGCAATGGTTCAAGCGTGACATCTTAGGGTTAAGAACAAGCGCATCCGGTCGTATCTATGAAGGTTACAGCTATAAGGGCATGGCCGTCACGCGAGAGTGGATCAAAAAGCAGTTCTTTATTGATTTCTCGGTCGGTGTCGACATTGGAGGCACTGACGCAACGGTGGCAACACTGAACGGATTCACGGCCAATTATGACACGGTGGTTGGCATTGATGGCTATTACCACAAGCAAGGCATTGACAGCGGCAAGGATCACGCGCAATACGCTGCCGAGATCGCGAACTTCATCCTGCCGTGGACGAAAGTCTATCCGAGGTTGGCAGCTAGTTATGTCTTCACTGAGGCCGCAGATAAGCTATTCCGTCAAGCGTTAAGGAAGGCTCTAGATGATATTGGCTTGCAAGGCATGACAATCACGCCGTCATACAAGAAGGATGGAATCCTTGACCGCATTAACACGATGAGAATTCTCATCAATCAAGGCCGTAAAAAGATGGCTGAGCACATGGCGGAATGGTTCCAAGCGTATGAGATGGCCGTGTGGGACGTTGACAAGTACGCCGATAAAGAATGGGTGCGAGTCGATGACGGGAGCTATCCCGTGGACTGTTTAGACAGCGACGAGTATTCAATTCAACCGTTCAAGCCGAGATTGATTACAGGGGGATAACGAATGGGTATCGTTGATAAATTCAAAGAGCGTATTGCGGCATGGCTTAACATAACACAGATGCCGTCAAGGTCAATCACGGTGCAGGAGCTGTACGGGTACGAGGCGAACGTCATGAAGAACCGCATTCTGTACCGCGGCGATCCTTCCGAGATCGAGCAGTTCTTTCATCAGGTGGCGCATGACAAGGTTGCTCGAGCGCGTTTCTGGGCGTCGTCGCCGAGCAAGGGCATGAACATCCGGAAGATTCATTCAGGGCTTCCGAGCATGATTGTGAACACGCTCACGGATGTTGTCATTGCTGACTTTCTAAGCGTCGACATCGGCAACAAGAAAGGCGTGAACGAGGAAGACGTCAAGGCTTGGCAAGAGATTGCGAAAGAGAACCGGATAAAAAGCCTGCTATCTAAAGCGGTTCAAGAAGTGCTTGTTACGGGCGACGGGGCTTTTAAGATCAGCTTCGACACCGACTTGTCGCAATATCCAATCATCGAGTTCTTCTCCGGCGAATACGTCGACTATAAGTTGAATCGCGGACGCGTCGAAGAGATTGTCTTTTATAGCCGATATGGCGACGAAAAGAAGACGTATACGCTCGCCGAGACATACGGCAAAGGGTACGTCAAGTATGAGTTGCGTAACGCCTCCGGCAAGGTCGTTGCGATGGACAAAGTGAAAGAACTTGAAAGTCTGGTGAACGTCACATACAAAGGAGCGGACTTCATTCTCGCCGTTCCGTTCAAGGTATACGACTCACCGAAATGGGACGGTCGAGGGTGCTCGATCTTCGATAGCAAGACAGACGCATTCGACGCATTAGACGAGACAGTCTCGCAGTGGCAGGACGCCATAAGGCTTGGGCGCATCAAGCGATACATCCCGGAGTCGATGATTCCGCGTGATCCTGAAACAGGAAAAATGATGTCTGTCAATCCTCTCGACAACCAATTCACAGCCATGCGCGATCCAATGAACGAGAACGGACAATCTCGAATCCTCACAGAGCAACCTGTAATCCAATACGAGGGATATCTAGGAAGTTACATCAACAACCTTGACATGTGTCTTCAAGGTCTGATCTCTCCGTCAACATTAGGCATTGACACGAAAAAACTAGACAATGCGGAGGCGCAAAGGGAGAAAGAAAAGACAACACTGTACACGCGGCAGAAGATTCTCTCCGTCTTGCAAGAGGTCATCCCGGAGCTTGTGAGCGTAGTGCTCAACGCACACGCAACACACCAGCGAAAAGCACCGAAAGAGTACGACGTCAAGGTCGAGTTTGGAGAATACGCAAACCCGTCATTTGAAGCGCAAGTTGAGACGGTCGGTAAGGCCGCGACGACAAACATCATGAGCATTGACGCGCAGGTGCGGACGCTTTGGGGAGACACTAAAGACGATGAGTGGATCGAGAAAGAGATCGAGCGCATCAAGATGGAAAAAGGAATCATGGTTGTCGATGAGCCTAGACCGCATGGTTTCGCTCCGGAGGAGGATATGTTAGATGACATGGATCGACTGGATAATGAACGTATTGATCGAGATGGAGCTAGACCTGTTCGAGTCAATGAAAAGGAACCTCAGCCGTCACAGAGCCGAGGAAACACGGGAGGGGTTCAAGTGGACCCAATGGCAAGCGATTCAGATGAAGAGCTTGAGGCGGTTAAGAAAAAGCCTTAGCCGAAGAGTCAGCCGGGCATTCAATGAGATATCTCCGGTCATTGAGCGAGAGATCGAGCAAGCGTTCATTGACGGCGCGGACACCTTCGACAAAGAGATCGTTGATGCTTACACGCAAGCGGGCGAGCGTGTGCCTTGGGAATATCTTCCGACGGCAGAGACGCCGCCGGCGCCTCCGTGGAGGGTTGCGGTCGTTCCAACAAAGCCCGGCATCAGAGCACCAAAAATCCGAGAGGGATCAGCCTTAGATCAAACGCGTTACATTGATATCAAGCTAGAGCCTCCGGGAGATAGCACGTTCTTTCAGGTCAACCGCGACCGATTAGAGATCGTGCTTGAAGATGTGAGGCGCGATATGAACCTTGCACGTTACGGTGCGGCACAGCGAGCGGGAGCGATCTATGAGGATATCGTGAAACGCGCCGATGTCATGTTTCAGACAGGGAGTTACACGTTACAGCAAGCCGTCGAAAAGGCGGCACAGGAAGCGGCAGACAAGGGCCTGAACGCTATCGAGTATAAAGACGGGCGGCGTGTCAATGTTGCGTCATACGTTGAGATGGCGCTTAGAACGAGCGCAAGGCGAGCGCAGATGACCGCTCAAGGCGCGAAGCGCGATCAATGGGGGGAATACCTTGTCATCTCGCCAACGCTTCATAGCACGTGTCCAACATGTCAGCCGTGGCAAGGGAAGGTACTTATCGATGACGTGTTTGCCTCCGGGAAGCCTGACGGCAAACATCCGCTGTTGAGTGAGGCGATCAAGCCTCCAAGTCATTTTCTCGGACCTAATTGCAGACACGCCATTAGCTCGTTCTTCGAGGGAATCACGGAGATCCCGACGGCATCGCCTTGGGACAAAACGCGAACAAATTACGAGGCGGAGGAAAAGCAGAGATACATCGAGCGGCAAATACGAGCATGGAAACGCAAGCTTGCGATGTCATTGACGCCAGAAACAACGATAAAGTCAAAGGCGAAAATTCGAGAGTGGCAAGATCGCATGAGAGAACACCTGCACGACAATCCACAGTTGCGACGCAATCCGCATCGCGAGGAACTGTTAGGAATCGTGCAAGCGGAGGTGGAGGCGTCATAACGCGAACAACTGAATAAGTGCATTCCAGCAGGAATGAGGGCGTCCGAGAGGGCGCCTTTTTTATGCCGGCGCAGGTGACGAAAGGTTGCTCCTTACCTTTTCGTGACGGTTCAAGTCCGTCAGCCGGCATCCATGCCGACGGGCATTAAACGGGAATTAAGC